GGTCTTGCATCTTATCAGAGTTCTCAAGTCGTATCATATGTTCAGATCGTGACAGCTCCTCATCACTTACAATGCCGTCACCATCTAAATCAAATTGTTCGTATTGACTGCCTTTTTGTAATTTTTTGCTCATTTAAAACTGTCCTTTATACTTCTTATCACGTTTTTAAGAGTAAATGGTTTTTCATTAGGTCTATACTTACATTGTATCTCTCGTGGACATTCACCTGCACCAATGGGTACAAATTCATTCCACTGTGTATAGTTCGCACCTACATAAACACAAACTCTTGTTTTATCTTCTAACAGTTGTTTTGCTAATCTGCAAGTCGTATGCTCTTTATCTCTAGCAAATACTACAATTGCTAAAATAGAAAAAACACATACAAATAAAAGTAAATAATATATTAAACTATATAACATTATCTTGACGTAACTGCTACAGACACAAACCAAATACCCCAAAAAATACAAGCACAACCTACAAACAAAGCGATACCAATGATGGTGTAATCTCTCATTTTTCTTTTTTGTTCTTCAATAGCGTATACAGCTTCTTGTCGTTGACGACGTATACGACCTTCTTCTTTCAGTAAGTTCTCCCATCCTGCCATGCCATAATGACCTATGATCCAGTTTTTAAGTTCTTCTCTTTGTTTTTGTATTTGTAATTTTGCTGAATAACTTTTAAGAGCAACTTCTTCTATAGAGCCGTTAAATAATTTATCGAATGTTGAGGGATTATTAGAGTTTTTGTTGATGTTATCAATGTCTGATACAGCACCCATCCATTTTCCAAGACTTTCAGAAATCTCTTCAAATTCTCTTCCTGCTTGAACTAATCGTTTGACTTGTCCATATGCCGCACTTGCTGCACTGACGGCTGTGGTTAAGGTTAATGGGTCAATCATTTATAAATACTTTGTTTGTTTTACTCTACTAACTATTCCCCCCTTGTTAAATCTAAAACCCATTTGTCCTGTAAATGGGTCAATATCATATTTTACTTTTCTTTTTTTATTTAGCCTAGCATTTTCAACACCTCTTTGATAAGCAGCTCTTTGTGCTGGTGTCATACCAGCTAAAAACTTTAATGCTTCATCATGAGTTAAAAATCCTTTTCTACGCTTTGGCATTAGAAAGTACCTTTATACCTCTTGCCTGTCATTTGTGCAGATGTTCCACCCTTTACAAGACCACCCTTTTTCATACCTAACATTTTTGCAATTTTATTTCTGTCTGCATCAGAAATACCTCTTCCAGACTCTTTACCCATCATTTGATTTATTTTTTCACGATCTGCATCAGATATACTTTTACCAGATTCTTGAATAAAAAGTCGTTTTACTTTTTTTCGATCTGCATTAGAAATGTTGTTGCCAGATTCATTTTTTGAACTTGTAACTTTACCACCTCTTCTCATGAAGCCCATCTTGTTACGAACTTCAGTTGGTAGTTTTTTTAAACCTTTATTGCCTTCAGGAACTGGCTTTAGTTTTTTTCCCATTTGACTCTCCTTTTTTTGGTCTACCTTTTTTCTTTGAAACAGCTTTAGGTGTAGCTTTTACCTCACCACTGTCAACTACTTTTTCAACCTTTGGTTCTTTTACTTCTTTAAATACTGGTTCAGGATTATTAGCTTTCTCTTTAGCCTTTCTTCTCTCAACCTTTTTTTCTTTCTCTACTTGATATATTTTTTCTCTAATAGAACTTACCAATTTAGTTTCTCCTATTGTTGTTAGCATTAGCAATATCTCTTTGAGCTTGGATACGCTCTTCTGCAATACGTGTTTTATCATCTAAAGCCTCTTGTGAAATGTCAATCCTTTGTTGGTCAACTAATCGTTGATTTCTTTCTTTTTGTTTTTCAAACTCTTGTTTTTGTTCAAATTCTTCTTGTCTTCTTTGTATATCAGCACCTTTTAGTGATATTTCTTGTTGCCTTAATGCAACTAATGGGTCTGTACTACTATCAGGTTCTAATGTTTGTGCATACTTTTCTGTTAATTCACCAATGATTACAGCGGCACGACTTTGTATTTGATCGTTCATCTCTTGCATCATCTGTGGATTTTGTTGCATCATCATCTGTTGTTGTGGAGGTATACTAGCCATAATTTCTTGTTGTGCCATAGCTTCAGCCATCATACCTATATGTTCTTGTATATGACCTTGTAATGTCATAACTATTGTTGCATTTGCTTGTGCAACAGGTGTTGATAATATAGCTAAATGAGCTTCAATATGAGCTTCATGGTTTTGTTGTGGAAATGCTTGTAACCTTTGACCACGCATAGCTTCTTGATTTTCTCTAGCAGGATTAACTGGTTGTGGTTGTGGCGGTCTAGGTAAAACTTGATCTACATTCGACACACCTAATGCTTCGTACATTTTACGATATGCTTGATATAAACCTTGTGGCCCACCGTGTATTTCAGGATTACTTTGTGCCAACTGTAACTGTGTTTGAGCTAATGCAATACGTTGTGACATAGAAAAAATGTTCGGATCACTGACAGGTAAAACATCAATACGATCATCAAAGTCTGCTGCCTTTATTATAGGCGGTAATCCTGTTTGATATGGATATGGTGCAGGATTATCTCTAAATATGTTTGCTAATAATTTAAATTCTTGTTTTTGTGAGTAATGCAATCTTTTATGAATAGCACTCATAACCTTCGTGCCACGTTCCATGATAGCCATTGTCGTGCCAACAGGTGTTTCTCCACCCATCTCACTGATCTTCATATCAGCCATAGAAGCGAAACGTCTGCCAGAGTCTACTAGAGTACCCAACAATGAATACAACGTGTTTGACGGCTCTTTAAACGGCAATGCCATCAATGATTGACGTATATCCATACCTGCAACATCAATATCTCTAAACTCACCAGGGGCAAGAGGTGAGTCTTCATCTCTTATTCTAGCTCCTCGTGCCTTAAATCCTGCAGGAAGATTACTTAATGTACCTGCATCAATTAATTGTCTAAGTAAACTTGTTGATGCTTTGGCAAGACCACCCATCATATGTGTTAAGCCAAATCCATAAAATCCAAGACCAGGCAAAAATTTGTAATGCACAAAGAATTGTTTCTTTCGCATTAGTAAATCTTGTTGATCGTAATTACGTCTTATAGATAGTATTTCACCTGTCTTTTCGAGCATAGAAACAATATATGGATATTTTAATCCTGTCTCTTCACCACTTTCATCTCTATCTTCAAAACCTTTTATTTCTAAATTTGTATGTATTTCATGTATTACAATATCTTCATCATAACCAGATGGTGTCATACCATCTACACGTCCTAATTGATCTTTTATCTCATCATAAGATGACTCATCAGAGCCTGATGTAGGTAAATCAACATCTTTGTAAAATTTAGTGAGTTGTAGTTTAAGAATATCGTTTTTACTCATAGTTACTACATGAGTTACACGTGAAGCTGTCAGTAAATCTGTAGCAGAATATGGTACGATTATATCTTCCGCATGGACAAACTTACTAACAGCTCTTTGTAATAACGGATCAAAATATATTTTTTTAAATGTTGAACCAACAATAGGAAGATAAAATAACATTTGATCGAGTTCTGGATCAAACTCTTCCATGTTATTGACTATTTCGTAGTTCATGTAATCTTTAACACGTTCAGCTTGTGCGATAACATCTGGTGTTTCTTGACCAACTATTTGCACTCTTACAGGTCCACCAGCAGGCAACAACTCACGATATGCTTGTGCTTGAAATTGTGTAATAGATTCAGAAAGCAACGGATGTATTACACCTGTCGCACCCTCAAAAGGTTCTGTTCTATCTTCGTAATTAATACCTAATAATTCTAAACCTGATTTATATATCTGCTCCCACTCTTCTCTTGATGATAAATCATCACGAATAGATTGTTTTAAATCAGAAGAAATAACTCCTAATTCACCTTCATCTATAAATTCTGCTAAATTAGCATCAAAAGGGATTTGATCTACTGGCATTGGTTGTTCTTCAGGTAACTCACCAACAATAGCTGCACCACTCTCAAGCTCTGTTACATTTGGTACAATAGGTGATTCAACTACATCTATCTCTTCAGGTAGTCCTTGTGTCTCTTCTACAGGACCACCTGGCCCTAAAGGAATTTCAGCCATTTCTTACTTCTCCTAAATCTAATACATTGATACCATTTAATGAACCTACAAGTCCACCAAATTTATATCCTTTAACAGACTTGCCCTTTAAATTTGGATCAGTTTCTATTATTTTATGTTGATCACCGTATCTATTATGACCAATACCTTTTGTATTCCAACCTCTCCATTCAATAGTGTCAACATCCTTACCAGTTTCTTTTGCAACTTTTGCAATTTGATTCATAACAACATCTTCGTAAAATCTTTGTACTTTTTCACTTGATCTGTTTGCTGACATATAAGCTCCTGGATTTGGAACAACAACACCATCTAAATCTAAATCTGCAGCCAACCTTAAATAATCTCTCATAATTATTTTTACCCATTCTTTTGAGTCTGAAAATGGTTGATACTCTGGTCCTTCTTTTGCTCCACGCAATCTTACTCTTGCTTTATCTCTTAAAAAAGTTTGCTTTACGAGATTCTTTATTAAAGGGTCTTTTATATCATCTTCATTTAATATATCTATAAAATCTGATTTAGTTAATTGTTTTGCAATTAAGCCTGATTTTTTTCTATATCTATTAGCAAAACGGTCATGGAGAAAAGTTGTTAATTGTCTTGACAATGTAGGTCCTAATTCAAATGTAGTAAAAATCTCTGATTCACCTTTTTCAAAAGTGTATTTATCTGCAAGGTCTTGGTATCCTTGGCTCAAATATTCTTGCTTTTTATTTTTCACATGATTGGATATTGCTTGATCAGTATTTTCTTTTAATCCTGGAATATTTTCATGTAAAAATTGTAATATTTTTGCTTGATTTTTAAGGTTTAAACTTCTGAATCTTGCTTCAGGTTCATAATTATTTACCCTTTCACCTAAATACTTTAAAGTGTCTTCAGGTTTTTCAAACCTTTGATAATAGGTACTCATCCAATCATCACTAAGTGTGTCTATATTTGGTAATTGTTCGTTTATATTTAATTTTTTACTTGGTTTAATAAGATTACTTATCGGTTCAAGATTAGCTTCACTTTGTATTTTATTACTAAATTCAATCATTTTGTTAACAAAATTTATATCTGCTGTTAATGGTCCAATATTGTCAAAAAGACTTCTTATTTCACCAGCTCTCGCTGGATTTATTTCATCAGAACCAACAAATTTTGAATAAGTATTAAAAAATTCTAAACTTTTTTCTATCATATCACGATTTAAAAATCTATTTCCTATTCCATAATCGTATCCGTCATAACCAAAAATTTCTCTCATCGTCAAAATAAATTTTTCTGCTTCTGGTGGAACTCTGACATCCTTAAAAATTAACGGCAAAGCACTTTTAAATGATTCATTGTCAAGTGGTTTTTCTAATCTATTATTTACTATCTTTGCAACTTTAGAAAAACTTTTGGAATTAAGTTCTACATATTTATTTAACCCGTCTTTTTTTGATTTTAATCGTGTGTTGTAATCTGGTTCTGTACCATCTGATCTGCTATAAATTAATAAATCATTTTCTTTAATAATTTCATTAGACTTATCTATTTCATCAAAGATTTTTCTAATATCTGGACTAAACATTTGTCTATTGGTTTTTGTTTCATCAAACAGAAATTGTTTAAAATCAATATCTGTTTCTATATTATCTCTTTTATTTTCAAGTTCTTTAATTAACTGTGCATCTAACTCTTCATTTCCAGTTTGGATTCTAAAACCACTACCAGGTCTTTTTTTAGTTCCAATAATATCTCCAAAAAAATCAGTTTGCCATTCTTCAGGAACAATATATTTTTTACCTGTTCTAGGATGTTGTCTAATAGAGAATCTTGAATGAGCTAATCTTGATTTATCTAATGGTAAAATTCTTGTTTCGTGACTTTCACTTGTTTTTTTACCACTTTTTGAATTTATAGTTAAAAAACCATAATCTATTTCTTCTGTATCTGCACCTGGTATTCTTTGTGATGTTTCAAAAATACGAGGAAAACCATTACCCGCTTCTACTTGTTCTGTTGCAGCTCCAGAAATGATAGCTTGATATTGGTCTTCACTAACACCATATAATTTTGCTGCTTCTGCAAACGGTAATGATCTGTTTATAATGTCATCATACGCAACTATTCTACTATCAATGTCACTTTTAAATATTGAAGAGGTAACGACTTTATTATTATTTCTAGTCATATCAATACTTTTTTTAGTATTGGTATTAACTAAATGATTGCCTGGCACTCCTTCATAATTTTTATTGAATGAAATTATATCATCACTGTTTTCAAATTCTAGTAAACCAGTATCTTGTAATTCCTTTTTAGAAATTCCACCAAAATCTTTTAATCTTTTAATTAAATCTCTGCCTTTTAGTCCATTTGGATTATTTTTTAAAATATTTGTAGCTACAATTTCTGCGTTAAAGTGCACAGGTCTTGTTTTAACTAAATCAGAATAAATATTACCTGGATCATCGTGAATAGATTTCACACCATAATTTAATTCAGGATAAGTAGAGTCCGTTACATCTAAAAAATCTATGTCAAGTTTTGATTGATCTACAGGTACATTTTTAACTTTTTTTTGATTGATTAATTCTATGTCTAATTCAGAAGCATCAACTAATTTTTTCTGTCTAGCTTGTCTAGCTGCATCCAAACTATTTTCTAATATTTGCAAATTTGATAATATTTCAGCTTGAGCCGCATCTAAATTAGGTGTTCTTCCTTCTCTATAATTCCTACTTCTTTGTAAAAAATTTGAAGCTGCCATTATGCCATCATTTCTAAATTCATCACCAGGCAATTTTTTTAAATTTTTTAATTTTCCAGCTTGTGTCAATAAACCTACGGGAAATAAAATTTCACCAGCCATTTGACTCGGATCGCTTGCATCAGATGGAATACCAAATTTATTTAATAATTGATCAAATTTTTCTCTGCCTGCTTTTTCAGAGAAAAAATCTGCTATAGGTGAACTAAATTCTGCTACTTTAGAAATAGGTTTTGGTGCATAATCAACAGCTAAATCTGTTATTAATTTGTTTAAATCAAATAAATCTGATGGTAATGCTGGAATACTTGTTGCTAAACCTAATCCAAATTTAGGACCTTCTTGTTTAACGGCTTTTCCTAAACCTTGGGGTAAACCTAAAACTATATCTTGTGCAAATCCTTCTGGTGCAGGAGATGCTTTACCTTCTTCATCAATAGTGCCAGCTATTGTTGCTTCTGGAGATTGTGCAAAGGATGAAACAATATTTGATAAATCAAAAATATCTTCAAATTTCATTAATAATACTCTCTTTTTTCTCGATAGTATTCATCTTCTTCATAGTCGCTTGGAGTGATGATAAACCCTCCTTGACGAAAACGCAAGATAGCTTGTGTCATACTATCAGCTAAATCGTCATATTCACCATTTGGAAACGCTGCACATTCTTCTACAACTTCGTCTGCAAACTGTGTGTCAGGTCGCCAAACCATGCCACTTTCAAAGACAGGAGCACAAGAGTTCATACGTGTAAACTTATCTGCACCCCTACTTGGCGTAAAAGGCGTGACAGGAATACCCATACGTCTTAACTCATGTGTCAATGGTGTGCCTGTCGCTTTTTGTTCAATTAACACCATATCGGGATCATATTCAGTATATAATCTATGAGCAACATCCTTTAATTCAGGGAAATCCCAACGCCCTCTTTGTGCGTCAAGTAGAATGATAGCTTCACTTTCACCCTCAATTGGATTGAATATACCCCAAGTTGTTATTGCAGAAAAGTCAGCTCTTTCAGATTTACTGTATGCAGTATCATAAGATTGTATGATATAACTAACCTGTGGTGGATCATCGTTCTCCCAGATGTTCCACCACTCCCTTTTAATGATCGCACCTTCTTCAGCAGTGGGATTCTGCAAGTATTGTGCGTTCCATTTGGCTACAGGGATTGATGAACGTACAGCTTCTAACTCTTCTTTCTTCCAATATTCAGGCCATAATACGTTATCTGTTTCGGGGAATATCGCAGGAAACTCTACAACTTCCCACTGATCTGCACCACCCTCTGCCTGTTTTTTCAAAACTTTTGCAGTCAAATCACGAATACTCCACCGTGTCATGACAATAATAATTGAACCACCTGGCTGAAGTCTTTGTCTAGGTCCAGAGGTATACCATTCATAAATATTGTCCAAAGCAGAAGGACTTAACGCATCTTGTTCAGAAACTGGATCATCAATGATAAGTAAATCAGCACCACGACCTGCCAACGCACCACCGACACCAACGGCATAATACTCACCGCCTTTATTTGTAGACCAACGACCAGATGCTTTGGCATCAGATGCTAAACTTATCTCTGGAAAAATATCTTTAAAATCTTCACTATCAATCAAGTTTTTAACTTTACGACCAAAACCTACAGCCAACTCAGAGGTGTGTGTCGCTTGTATAATCTTGCTTGTCGGTTTACGACCCATCATCCAAGTTGGAAATAAATAACTTGCAAACTCAGATTTGGTGTGTCGTGGCGGCATATTGACAATCAGACGTGTTGACTTGCCATCTGCGACATTCTGTAACTTCTCTGCATATATCTTGTGGTGCTTACCCTCAATGAAAGAAGGCCAAACGTGTTTTACAAAATCTAAAAAATTTTTTTGGTAAACGTCTCTTTTTTCTAAATCTGTTAATCGTGCAACTATCTCACCAAGTTTAGTCATCTCATCATCAGTGAGATAGTCTGTTTCTATGTTAAAGTTATTCGTCATTATACAAGTTATCAAAAATCCTATTTACGTCTAATGTGTAATCTAAATCAGATTTTGAATAATGTATATGCTGAGATGGTCTAAAATCTGGTGCACCCTCTCCTGTTTGAAACCACGCAGGATGCGTAACTCTAACTCTGTTGTTCGGTAATGCTACGACATTACCTGTCCATTCGCCTGCATCTAGCAAATACATAACATGGCTTTGCTTGTGTTGTGCAGGATCGTCTGCTATCTCGCTCTCTGTGTAATCAACTGTAAATAAATATTTCGCTGGATACATCTCGCTACCTATCTTTGCAAGCCAAGGGCAAGGAGTCGCCCTGTCTAACGTATAAACAGCATGAGTGTGAGATGAACAATCCCAAGGCTGTGCATCATGTGTGTCCATAGGTTCAGGCCACTCCTCAACAGGAATGTCAGCCATCAAGCCTGTAATAGGCATCCTCGCCCACATAGCCCCACCATGCACATTCGGACTTTTTGTTCCATCGGTTTCCGAACCAGTAAAGATAACTTGAAAACTCAAACAACGATTAGGCATAGTCGTTACGGCTATTGCCATTGCGTGTAAGAACTCTCCGTGATATTTGTCGTGATTACAGGTGTACTCCCTCCTCACCCAACACTTGAAGTGAGGTATATTACTCTGTAAATACGGCATTAGTTTTTAACTAGTTTATACCCTTTGCTCTTAGCAGCCGATCTAATCTTAGCTAATGTCATACCACCAACGGCACCACCTTTTTTCATGCCCTTCTTTTTCATGACACCGCCCATTTTCATACCTTTAGCCATCATTTTGCGTGGTGAAACCTTACCACCCATCTTCATGCCTTTGGCTTTGACTTTGCCACCTTTTTTCATGCCTTTGGATTTTACTTTACCACCCATTTTATAACCCTTTTTCTTCATCATCTTATTTGCTCCTTTACTGATTTGTTGAGGGATTTGTGATCTCGATATTGCCATTTATTTTATTGCTTCAATAAAATTCTCTACAGCCGCATCTAAACTTTTAACATTACCACCTTCCTGCATAGCAGCAACTGGCATTTTCATATTAGCCAAAAGTTGATTAAAAAAATCAGGTTGAATAATCGGTGGAAGAACAGGTTGTGTCGGCATATTAAATTGCGGAAACGCTGGTAAATTACCTAAATCAAAGCCTGGAACTCTCGTTGATTCTACGATAGGACTTGTTGGTGCTGTTGGGGTTGTGTCATCTCCAGATGGCGGTAAATCTATAATCGGGTCAATCGGTGTGGTTGTATCGACCGCAGGTGGCAACATACTTTGTATCATATCTCTCATACGTTGCTCTTCTGCCAAACGTCTCTCTGCTCTTTCTTGATCTTTTCTTCTTTGATCTTGAAGCCGTTGATTTGTAGCTGCTGTGCTTCTTGTTTGTGCTAATAAATCTGCATACCCTAAAGGTGTGATGTTGCCAGCGTCATCTCTTGCCTTACCAAAAACACCACCAAGAACATTCGCTATACCTTTTTCAAATTTCCCCATATTTGCTAATTCATCTGTTGCATCGTCAATATTAACAAATGTGTTGTCATAGCTTGGTGTTAGATTTGCTGATCCTTCAAAATAATCTTTTTTATCTATATTTAAAGGCATCGAATCATCTTCTGGCGGAAAAACATTTAATGGTGCTGAAAGTTGAGATGTTACATCAGGAGTGTTAGATTCAATTCTTTCTAATAAATCTTTTTCATATGAACTATCTATATCTTCTCTTCCACCAACATTACCACTTATGTTGCTAGAAAAATTTTTATCTCTATACTTTTCTTTCTCAGCATAGACATCTCCAACATCTCCACCACCAATAAACCCTTGAACAATACTGTCCTCATTACTGTCCATTATCTCTGAACCTAAATTGTTCATGAAATTAGGGTCAAAAACATCGACCATACCACCTACATTCATCATCATGGGTGGCTGTGACATCGCTGGCAGCATTGCCTGTTGTACAGGACGTTGCATAGGGGGCATAGCAGCAGGTGCACTCAAGGGGGAAATATTTGGTAGTAGCTGCTCTGCGGTCTTGGACTCTATCGCGTCCTTATAACCTTCCATATAACTCTTTAACTTACTTCTTTTTTCAGCAGATACCGCCATATTCATAGGTGCGGGAGCCGCAGGTGCGGGTGGTCTTGGTTGCAGTGGGCCACCCATCCCAGAAGCAGAAAAATTTGCCATATAAAACCCCTATATATCGTCTATATAAGCGACTTTACTATCTTTTTTTTATTTTGACAATACGTTATCTATTTCTTTTACCGCTTGACGACACATCCGATACATAAAATCAAATTGTGGGTTCTGCTCACCATGTTCAACCTGGTCTGCTAACGCATTACGCAGTTTTTTCATGCGTTCACGCTCAAATCTTGAAAAAACAAGGTAAGATTTGTTCTTTAACACCTCTTCAAATGGTTTTTCTTTGTTTTGAACCAAATATTTCATCGCATATTCCATGGGAAGCGACACAGGAGTGTCGCCAGACTCGTAAAAACAGTACATTCGGTGCGTAATACCCAATTTTTTTGCCATTTCTACCTGCGTATAGCCTAAATCCATGCGATGGTAACGCATATCATGCCCCTGCCACTGGCTATACTCGGTTTTTGGTCGCTTAATTGTGCTCTTCATCTTTAACTTCCTTTAATATTTTTTCTTTTAGTAAATCTTTTGTAAAATCCTCTACAGAATTAAACCTTATCGACTTTCCAGACCATGACGCTAACTGCTCAGACATGATTTTTAAGAAAGCACTCTCTTTTGCAGCACCATAAATGCTCTTCTCACGCATAAAGTCTATCACAGAGGTTGGACCTTCACCCTCGAATACACTCTTTTCGCCTACATATAGTTCAAATTTTCTCATTATACACCTTTTTATTGTTACATATGGTATATATAGTAATATATTACATGATTGTCAAGTTGTGCCTGGGCGTTTGCGGAAAACTTGCGGAGCGAGCGACCGCGAGCGTAGCCCGCCCGCAGGGCGGCCTTGGGGCGAGCGAAGCGAGCCCGCCCGACGTTTTGATTGGTAGGGTACCTGCCCGACGGTTTGCCCTGCTTGTATACGCTCCCCGATCAACTGGCGAGCGAAGCGAGCCGAAAAAAAAACCGCCCACGAAGTGGGCGGTTTTCTGTAGCCATTCGGCAAGCTTTGTTCACAAAGCCTGCTCACGTTGTTTAAACCATTTATAAAGTGCGTCACCAATTCCGCAAAATATCGACGGGTTGCCTGCTTGGTTGTCGGGTTTAATTCTTATTTCGTTAGTATTGGCGGTATATGTTTTTAATATCTGATAACGTGCAAACTCGTCACCGTCTCCAAAACTTGCCCCATTGGTTGCCTGTGTGTGTGTCACAATAGCGGTTCTGCCAAATCTTTGACGCATTTCTGAAATTCTGCCCGCAATGTTTGATCTGCTTGTACCTGTTTCAAGCATCATATCTCTAACGGTTGCTCCTGTTTCTGTCCTACACATTTGATAAATAGTATCTAATCTTGTTCCTGCTCTAAATGGTTGCTCGGGTGTTGAAAGTTCTTCTTGATTATTGTTTGAATAATCAATGTCTTGTTCATCTGATGTATAAAACATTGCAACGACTAACCAAATCCAATTAAACATTTTGCGGGTTTCTAGTGTTCCTGCTCCTTGTCTAAATTCTATTGTTCCAATTCCGCCCCAATTAGCCAAATTAACTGTGTTAAACTTCCCACCAATTACGCGTGACATTTCGCCTGCGGTTGTTGCTCTTTCCCAATCTCTGATCACTGCCCTATTATTAACAAGTTTATCAATAGGTAAAGCAAAACGGTTATTTGTCCTGCTCCTTGGTTGCAATCTGTCTAATATTAATTGGTTCAGTGCATAACGTGTAATAACTCTTTTAACTAATGGTAAAGGCATTATGGCTTTTAATCCCATTAAAGAACCAAATTTCCAAGATTGCTTGCAAAACTCTTCTTCTAAAATATCAATGCTATTAATCCATTTATTACCAATATGAAAATGACCGCCACAAGATGAGTTAATTTTCGCGTTTAATTCATTACTTAAAAAATTAGTAATACTAGTTAAAACATTAAAAGAATAATTACACAAAGCAAACGGTTTAATTTTTAATTCGTAAACTTGATTTCCGCCATTTGGTGTTTGATCTGTTCCAAGATCAGCAAAATTTGTTAATCTATTAAAACCGTAAAAATCGCGATTTTCTTCGATATGTTCCACAAGTCTGTTTTTAATTCCTTGTAGTCCTAATGGCGGGCGAATGGTTGTTGATGGTTGAATATAAAACTCAATTTCCCAACCAATAGCAGGAAATGCATTTCGCGTATATGTTTCGTGCGGGTTTGTTGTTATGTTCATATTTAATTGATCTAAACAATTTAATAAACTTGTATGATTTAAATAAGAATATAAATTGTCTAGTTCCTGCTGTTCTTCGTCTGATATTTGAATATTATCTGGCATTTTCAAAACTCCTCGTTTATGTTGTTTGTGGGATAATCCCATAATATAGTTATAATATGTAATATATTACAAGTCAAACAATAATTTAAATAAATGTTCGGTTTTTTTTCAGCTGGCGGTTTGACCGCCAGCTGGTGCCAGCTGGTGCCGCCAGCTGGACCTGGTGCCGCCAGGCACCAGATGCGAACAAAGTTTCGGGAAGGTCCTGACAGCGAGCTGCCGCCAGGCAGCTCGAACCCCGAAGGCAGCCGTCAGGCTGCCCGATTCCGAACAAAGTTTCGGAATGTTTCCCAGGCAGCGAGGTAATCCCCGATTCTGAACTTCGGCCAGCGAGCTGGAGCGAGCTGGCTGCGGGGAGGGCTAGATAGGCACGACCCGCAGCCGAACAAAGTTTCGGGTTTTCGTCTGGACGCAGCGGATCGACGCTGCGGGCTGGCGAAGCCAGCCAGTTCGCACGCTGTCCAGCGAGCGAAAACCCGAACAAAGTGTCGGGTTACGCCTCCGCCTCCCCGATTCTGCTGATGAGGGCGGTCGCCTGCCCCGCGAAGCGGGGTTTTATGCCGTAATTTTAGTGGATTGCGTTAGTTGAAGCTATCTCATTCCGAACATTTTTGTCTGGCGTTACGTTTTTCATTCTATGTTCTGCCAGTTTCTTAAATTCTTCCAGTTTCTCAAGGATTTGCTCCCTGTTTAAACCTCCCATATCCTCGTGCAACACATGGGATTTATTAACAAGTAGTCCAGTTGCCTTTAATCTTAGTTCCTCAGCCCGTATAGCGTCGCTAAACCTACCATTCTGCCACGCATCATTGCGTATCTTCAAAAGATCACGCACCGACTTCTCAACGGTTACACCGAACTTAGCGTTATTCTCCATACGCATCTCTTGCAACCGCTCCTGCACGACGGGATTACGCAATAGCCTTACCGCATCAACGGTTGGGTTTTTATACCCTGCATCTCTTGCCGACGCAGTTTGCGTCATGTCTTTATGCATGAAGTTATTAAGGAATTTTTGTTGTTTATCAGTAAGTCTCTTCCAACCCGCTTTAGATAAATCTTTAGATATTGTTTCTGCTACTTGTGACATAATATACCTCTTGCTAAAGATATACATGAATATTTTTGGATTCGCAACCGAACAAATATTTGGCTATTGGATAATGGAATGGGGCGGTTACTTACCGCCCATCATTCCCCCCTTTAGGGGGGTAAGTACGGTAAGTTGGTAAGTTGCAATGAAATCAATGACTTACCGAACAAAGTTTACTTACGGTATTAAATTGTAAGTACCGTAAGTAATATCTATTTATTTAATAAAAACAATTAGTTACAAGTTACCGCCCGATTTACTTACCGTGGTAAGTTGTAAGTTGGTAAGTAAATCAGACCAAATACCCTTAAATTGTTCTTCAGTTACACCGTAGCTACATAATGCTTTTTTCATAATTCGGGTTGCAGTATCAGTCCATACGATTGCCTGCTCCATAGCATACTTCCAAGCCCCAATTTCTTTTTCTAATAGGTCATTATCCCGTGATTGGTTTTCTCCCACCAAATGTCCTATTTCGTGCAATGCCGAAACATAATAACCCGTGTTCTTGGTTGGTCGTATCATAATAACCTTAGTTTTTTGATTAGCATAATAACATGGTGTTATATCATCTAACGGTTGGTATTTAACCGTTATTTTATGTTCAGCACATAATTCTTGAATATGCAAAGCCATATCAATACGTTTTACTAGATTAGTCATTAGTTACTATCTCCCAATAAAGTAATTAATTCATCAAATTTTCTTCTAAAAAACAATAGTTCTTCAACATGATTTTCGTCATATTTGTTAGAATTTATAAGTGCAGTAAAGTCTTTGCTCATATTAACTAACTTATTTCTGCTAATATCTTTAAATTCATTAAAAAACTCTTTGTGTACTTCTAACATTACAGTTCTCCCTTAATTAAAAATTGCGACATGATGTTTTCCACACTATCAGTTATGTCGTTAAATTGATCTTCATATTCGGGTTTACGATTGCCGTCATCATCAAAATGATCATCTAATGATGAATATTCTTCGATATAACTAGCAAGTTCTGCATATAAGCCTACCCATTTTTCAGCAGGAATAACAACCTTATCCATTACAGTTTCCCCTCTTTAAATGTCGGCATATAGCCATTAAGTGTATATTCTACATAAATGTCATTAATAGGATTAATAACCTTCACATTGTCAGAATAATAACCTTCCTCAATCGCCCACCGAACAAGTTTTTCTTCTAATATCCAAAAGTTATTACTTTCATGGGTATCTCTTTCTAAGT